ATGAAAAAGCGGTTGGGACATAAAGGTTCGCCCGATTTTGCTGACAGTTTCGTACTCACTTTTGCCGGTACTTCAGCAATCATGTCTGGAGCAACTGGAGGTTGGGCAAAACCGATAATGCGTAACCTGCCTAACATAGTCTGACAGTAGCACCTGTTTCGGGGCAATTGGATGATATAATGATAAAACGTATCTATGTTTCGCATAGGACCTCATCTAAAAAACCTCATACAGAGAGATCTGAGACCTCAAATGCCAGAATATTCCCCAGAATTAGAAGAATTACCCGAAATTGACGATATTGAAGAAGAAATTGAAGCCGCACCGGAAGAAATGGATGATGAAGAGTTTGGGAGTTACGTTTCCCGGCTTTTAGAAGATTCTATCCAGTATTGTGATGAACTGTCTACTGACAGGGTAACTGCAACCAAATACTACTCAGGTCACATCCCTGAGCAGGAAGATGAGGGCAGATCTGGTGCAACTAGCTATGATGTCCGGGATACAGTCAATTCGATACTCCCGGCACTGATGAGGGTCTACTTTGGCGCAAATAAGGTCATGCAGTTTACTCCAAAAGGACCTGAAGATGTGCAAATGGCAGAACAGTGTACAGATTACATCAATAATCTAATCCTGGAGAAGCAGCCGAATTTCTTCACTACAATGATGGCAGTATTTAAAGATGCTCTCATCAGAAGAACCGGGGTACTCAAATACTGGCATGAAGAGACTGAAGAAGTTAAAAGCCACAATTTTTCCGGTCTGGATGAGCAACAGGCTCAAATGCTTGCAGGTGATGATGATGTTGAGTCAGTTGAACTGACAGAAGCAGGTCAGACTGCAGAAGGTATCCCCCTTTTCGATGTAACTCTCAAAAGAAGAATAAAAGAAGGGAACATAAAAATAGAGGCCCTTCCACCTGAAGAATTCCTCATAAGTCGTACTGCTAAATCTGTCCAAAGTGCTGATATTGTTGCACATCGTAGCTACAAAAGTGTTTCGGATCTTGTTGCGCTTGGGTATGACTTAGACGATATTGAAGAGTATGCCGGGACAGAAGAGAGTTTTTCAAATAATGAAGAATACATCAATCGGCATGCAGATAATGCTACCCGGCACCAGGGAAGTATGGAACCTTCTTCCAGGAAGGTACTTTATTGCGAATCTTATGTCCGAATCGATAAGGACCAGGATAACTACTCAGAATTACTGAGAGTCTGCACAATCGGGTCCCATCACAACGTAGTCAACGTGATGCCATGTGACTACATACCTTTTGTCTGTTTTACCCCAGACCCCACACCTCACAGTTGGGATGGGGCCAGCATCACCGATATCGTTGCTGATATTCAACGCATCAAGTCGGCTATTATGCGGAATGTCATGGACAGTTTGGTGATGAGTGTCAGTCCCAGATTATTGGTCCAGGAATCGGCTACAAATATGAAAGATGTCCTGAATACTGAGGTTGGGGCCATTATACGGACAAGATCCCCCAATGCAGTTTCTCAGTTAGATATGCCGTTTGTCGGGCAACAAGCACTACCTATTCTGGGGATGTTAGATGAGATAAAAGCAACTCGCACTGGGATTACGAAAGCCTCTCAAGGTCTTGATTCAGAAAATCTGCAGTCAGCAACCCGGTTAGCAGTTGATTCAACAGTTAAAGCTGCACAAGCACATATTGAGTTGATTGCACGAATTTTTGCTGAAACTGGTCTGAAACCTCTTTATAAGGGTGTCCTGAAGTTAGTTTGTCAGTATCAGGACAGAGAAAAAATGGCCCGGTTAAATAACCAGTGGATACCAATAGATCCCAGGTATTGGGATGCTGATATGGATGTTTCAGTAGACATCCCACTGGGTGGTGGTAATGATATGGAGAAGATGCAGTTCCTGGAGAATATCGCACAACGACAAGATGCTCTTCTTCAACAGTTAGGTCCTGAAAACCCGATTGTCAACTTGAGACAATACTATTTGACTCTCTCCAAAATAGTGCAACATGCCGGGTTTAAGGACCCCAATCTATTTTTTACAGATCCTGCTCAGTACCAGGCACCTGAACCTGAACCACCTCAACCAACTCCAGAGGAAGAATATATAAAAATTCAGGGTCAGAAAGTCCAGGCAGATGCCCAGAATGATATGGGCAAACTTGAACTGGAAAGAGAGAAGATGGTCAGGCTGGATGACAGAGAGAAAGACAGGATTGAATCCCAGGCCCAATTGTCCATCATGGAAATGGAAGCAAAGTACAACACCACAATGGATGGGGCCAAGATAAAAGCTGCAATGGAACGAGATCGGGAAGAGATGAAGCAGAATGCTGCGATGCTTCAGGCACAATTAGCGCAACAGAACCTACCTAATGCGTGAACAATTCTATGACCAAAATAAATCTGAACTGAGACAGGGTAGACCAGATACCTGGTATGACCCTATCAAGTCTTTTTTCGGAACCCTACCCGAATGGGACACAACTCTCCCAGGAACCCCAGACGATGCTGCTTATCACTTATCTGAATTAAGGAAGGACATGACCCCTGGTGAGGGTCAACTTAGATCTGGTGTCCGGTCCACCCAGGAATACAATAAAATGATGGGTCTTCTAGATGAAGGGAATTATCCTGAAGCAGCAGCAGCAGGGATATGGTCTGGAATAGAAGCAGCCGATGTTGGATTATCTGCATATGGTCTTGGTATTTTGGCTACTCCATTTGACCTGGCTAGAAGGTTCAAAAGTTTGACACCAGTTAGACCAGTACCCAAGAAGATTCATGGTGGAGATGGTGCCTATTTGGTAAAAAATAAGGATGGAACAGCAGAAGAAATTACAGGGACATTTGAGCAGGGAAGGGTTAATGTTGAGGATGGTATTAAATTTGGAGTTGGCAACCCCACCGAAAGTATTATTGATAATAAAGCAGCAGGTAATAAGGTTAAGGTAAACCTGTTTAAAAAGAAGGTAGGATGGAAGTGGGTTGGAGAACCACCTGTAGATACACCCACAATAATTTCTGTTGAAAAGGGTGGAAAGCATTATTACACATTAGACTCAGATATTGGCAAAGTAGATCTGACCAAATATCCTAACCAGAAATCTGAGCCAAGACTGAGACCTACTTCCAGGGGAGACTTGGAAATGGGTGAAGAAGTTGGCAGAATAAATCTCAGGGGGAAAGAGCACCCTGTATATGACTCCATCAAAATTGTACCTAAAAAACCAGTTGTTCCAGTCAGTCCAGATGCCATTCCAAAATATATTGATGATATCCCAGACCTGACTCCTGCAGATTTACTGGGTAAAAAAGTTTTTCCAATACATGCAGATTTAACTGAAGGTGGAGCAATGTATACTGGGATTGACTCTTCAAAATTAGATGTAGCAGAACCACTACTTGGTGGTAAAAAGTTCCCTGGCTTGGAGACATCAAGAAATGCAAGAGCAGTATGGGCCGTACAGGGTAATAAAGCAAAAATTTTGAGAAATATGGCAGAGTCAAATCATGTAGTTGTTGTGGCAATGAAACATGATGCACATAAGGGCAATACAACATTCTCAAACTCTGCTTTAAAGACAATGGATGCATATGTCAGAGATGGAAGAATCAGTAAAAGAAACCTGAAAAGATTAGACAAATTGGTTAGGGAACCAAAACCATCAATGAAGGTATCAGTTAAAAAGGCAGTTGCCGGGTTCCCAGGGTTTGGAGAAAAAGGATATCAGAAGTATTTGGAAAACCTATCTTTTGAAGCAAGAACCAGGATAGTGGAACAATTATCTAAAGGCCAAAAATTTGGTGCACCAAATATCCCTAGAATAGCAAGAAAACTGGAAGATCCTACAACATATGGGGTTAATCAGGGTGAAGCCATGATTCTTCTAAAGTTGGATAAAGGCCAGGATAATCTTGTTGAATTGGGTGTCCATCCCGGTACAACTAAACACCCATCTTACAAATATGGTGTGCAGGGTGAGGTAGTGGGCAAGTTCCCAGCACCAACGGCATACGAATCTGTATTCCCTGATTTTGCAAACCCGAAATTAGCAAAAGGGAAAACAAGAACAGGTGTACTTAGAGGTTCGGATTTGAAAGCACCTGTTGAGATGTTAACAAGTGATAAGATAAAAAATATCCCATTTACTCCCCTTCAACATATTCAGTCTTCCAGACAGGCAAAACTTGCATTAGAAACTGCAAGAGGGGAATGGATATCATCAGGTGTCGCAAAAACTTCAGGTGGTGTTTCTCCAGTTGATTTTGAAAATGCAATTAAAAACTCTGATGCATCTTCCACACTGACACCTTACACAAAAGAGGATGTAGCTAAAGGGGCAAAAGATGGTTCTTTTAAAGTTTTTCAGTTGGGTAAGGCAAAAATAGGGTCTAAGGGGGGAGAGGGTGGTACTTCCCAGGTCTTTTTCGGGATAAAAGATACAGATTACAATGCAGATTATGGGTTTACACACCCTGATCTTGGACCAAATGAAAAAGCAGTAGTAGGGGTTGTTAATAATGAACCTGGGGCAAAAGGTGTTGCAGCACCTGGAGTTATGGGGAAAGCAATACAGGAAGGTGCAACAGCACTAGATGCATATGCAGTCCCAAGTAAAAAATATCCTGGAGGTTTTCTGCCAGAAGTGTATAATGATTATGGGTTTGTTGAACTAGATAGGCTGCCTTTTGATGAAAAATATGTGAGGGACCCCAAGTTTGGTGGTTCAGAAACCAAATACCAGGACCTCTTAGAATACTGGAGATCAACCGGATGGGATGAATCTCTTGGTATGCCTGAGATGGTAATAATGAAATGGAAAGGTGATGATGCAATACGATCCGATGCAATTAGACTTATTAATGAAAATGGTGGCCTCAACCCTGGGTCCCAGGTTGGAGGGCTTTACCAAGCCGCAAGAGAACATTCTAGAAAATCGGCTGGACTCAATCCTCAACAGGCACCAGGGTCAAGCCCAGTCAATAACCCCGGAGGAAATAGAGGGGGCATACGAAATAGCAATGCTCCACACTCCAGTCAACGATACCGGGATGTCCTCTCAGAACTTACACTCCTAAGTCATAACCCCCAGTCAGCAGTACAACTCCAAAATCTGGGGTTATCTCCTGAATCTCTATTGTACTAATGGAGGTTCAATGGACCAGGTAGACCAGGAACTAAAAGACTCCCAGAGAGCAAAAGAACTGCTGTCAGACCCCCTCCTCCAAAAGATATTCCAAGATTTAGAAGAAAAATATATCACTGCCTGGAAGGAATCAGACCCAAAAGATCGTGAGGGCCGGGAAGTCCTGTTTCAACTTCAATGGGCAATAGCGGAGGTTCGCAATCATTTCAATGTTATAATGGAAAAAGGTGATTTTCATAAGTCGGCAATTAGTCGGAATATGAAACGTAAATTTTAATCTAATTTTGGGAGTAACCTATGGCAGAAGCAACAGGACTCCAACAGGCAGAACAGGCATTTCAGTCTATGTTGACCGGGGAAACACCCGATAATCAACAGCAGTTGGATGAAGAAGTACCAGAAGAAGCAGAAGCAGAGATTGAAGCAGAAGAACCGGAAATTGAAGCAGAAGCAGAATCTGAAGAGATCGAAGCTGAAGAAGATCAACAGGAAGAAGCAGAACAGGAACCTGATAAGTATTACCGGGTAAAGTTAGACGGTGAAGACTATGAGGTCACCCTGGACGAAGCTCTTGCAGGTTATCAGAGACAGCAAGACTACACAAAAAAAACGCAAGCAGTAGCAGAAGAAAAAAAGCAACTGCAAGCGGAACAGGAGGCAGCCCAACAAGATAGGTTGCGGTATCAACAGAATCTTGAACATTTGGTCCAGCAACAGCAAGCCCAACAACCAGTAGAACCTGACTGGGATGCATTGTATGAATCAGATCCTCTCCAGTGGATGAAACAGAAGGAAGATTTTCGTTCACAAAAAGAGAGAAACTTGGAGTTGCAACAGCAGCATTTTCAAATGCAGCAACAGCAACAACAAGAGCAACAGCAACAGATGCAGGAGCATCTAGTGCAACAGCAACAGACTCTAGTTGATGCGATACCGGAATGGCAAGACCAAAAGGTGATGCAACAAGAGAAAGCTCAGATTCGTCAGTATGCCGTTGATACTTTAGGCTATTCTGCTGAGGAAATTTCTCAAGTGTATGATGCTAGAGCAGTACAAGCTCTAAGGCATGGAATGATTGCAAGTGGGTTACAGGGTAAGGGTAAAGTAAAACTCAAACCTGCAGCACCAGCAATCCGATCCGTTACACCAGGTTCTGCACCGGAGCAACCCAGGAAGCAAACTTCTGTTCACAAAGCTAAAATTCGCTTAGCAAAATCGGGCAAAATGTCTGATGCTGCTGAGGTATTCAAACAACTGTTATAAACTA